CTGTCTTGGCTTGTCTGCTAGGTCAGTCGGTAGAACAAGTTAAATTATCCTAGAACCCTAGTCTATATCAATTCTGGAAAAAAAGAAAGGGGAGCATATAGCTCCCCTTTACAAGAAATGGATTCTTTACGCTCCAGGGGAACCGTAAATACCACGCCAGTCACTAAACCCGAAAGAGTATCTCTCTCTAGCTTTGTAACGCATGTTACCAGTTTCGAAGTCACCTTCCATTCCAGTAGACATTGGGCTTCTAACGAAATGCTTTAATCCATTTGGTGCGTCAGTTTTTATAAAAAACGCATCAGTGTCGGTTAAGAAGTGATTAACTGTATAACCTCCAGGAAGCATGCTCATATTCTTAAGAGCATTTATATCGTTGTCAGAAGTGCCAACTCTGTTAGGAGTGTTAAGCAACCTGTCAGCAACAAACTGCAGTGCTGGTGGAACGATTAACTTTCTAGCCTGAACATTGGTTTTTAAACCACGCTCATCTTTAAATGCAGCAATTTCGATCATTGCATTTTCTAGAGAAGTTTCATTCAAATCAGCAGCAGTACTTGGCTCATTATTCTGATCGCCTGCTGTTAAAGTAGGGTGATCAGTTGTCATGAGAGGTTTTCCATCTCCTCCTGGGAAGGAAGTAGAGAAACCATTATTAAGTACATTAGCAGCTTTTACTTGCTTAGTTTGACTCATTGAGCGAGCCAACGCTTTAGTATATCTAGCAGATATACTGTCGTACAGATTGTCTTCGATAGCTTCTTCTGTCAAAGCAAAAGCTAACGCCACAGTTTCATGTGAATACCTTGCAGTATAAGTTTCTTGCGCATAGTCATAAGTGACTGCTGAGCCTTCTCCTTTTACTGGTGCTTCACCGAAGCCTGAAAGCATAACTTCTTCTTCAAACGCTCTATCTGAATTCTCTGTATCAAAGATTTCAGTATGTTCGTTTTCGTATCTGCTATACTCAAGACCAAAAAGTGCATTCAATCCTGGTTCTAGTTCTTGGACTAGTTGTGCTCTATTAATTGCCATTTATATCACCTTTTAGCTGTTGCCGAATACAGAAGCAGGGAATGTTACATACACTCTAGCATACTGTCCAATAGAATTTGATGGCTTATCTGGAAAGCCTACTATTGTCGCAATACCACTAGAAGTTGTTGCTGTAACGCCTTCTTTTGATCGACCTGTTGAAGAATCCCCTGCAGTTGTTGAAATCGTATTAGTTGTTCCAATAGATGCTTGAGTAGGAGTCGCAGTTGCCTGAGCCTCATAAACAATATCTGGATCAACATAAACATACGCTTTCGCATTTGCAGAGCCTAAAGTAGCAATATCAGCAGTCCACATCTTCGCAAAGACGATTTCTCCTGTTGTTGCTGTATATTCCACACCTGCAAATACGCCTAGTGGGGTACCTGTCGCAGTACCTTGGATAACTAAACCACTTGAGAGATTTACTACGTCGCCCGAAAAAATCGAAGCATTAGTAGCACTTGCTATCGCAAACTCACTTGGTCTGATTGTTCCACCAGACATATGATATGCAGGAGTAAAACCATCTGGGTCATTTACATTCGCCATTTTATTTCACCTTTTATATATGTTGTTAAAAAATCTTAGTTTTACCTAAGAACCTTTTCCGAAAGTAACTTTACTTTGCCTATTAGGTCTACTAATTGGCATAGAAGGATCACTTTCCCTCATTAAGTCTGTGTCAACAGCACGCATCGCGTCTGCGGTTAGACCATCGAAATAGTCTTTCCGTTCTCTAACTGTTTCTTCAGGGATCCTTGCCAGGATTAACCCACCTACTCCGATAACACCTGCGTGTCTTCCATCTTGTATCGTTGGAGCTTCGAAATCTGGGTACTCTTCAGCACGAACAGGCTCAAAGCCTTCACGTAAACGCTTAGACATATTAGTCTTATCGTCATGACCTAGTACAGATTCTCTAATCCATCGATGTTTAAAGCCAGAAGGGGCTGGAGGTGCTTCTAATGCAGAAGGTTGTTTCCATGGTTTCCTGCGAGAAGTTTTTTCTCGGGATTGTGCAGATCGAGGAGATCGATCAGTAGCAACAGATTGCTCTACTTCGTTAGTTGTATTTTTTTCTGTCATATTAACTCCTATTGTTTAACATATTTTGCATACTCTTCAAGAGGCACACCTAGTTTTTTCGCAATTGCTACTTGACTCTGTGTGAGTTTAATTTTCTTACTGCGTGCATTATTATTTCTTGCTTGTCTTGTAGGACTAGCAACTCTCTGCACGGGAGAGTCATTTGTTTCAGTATAGTTCCTATTTCCAAAATTGGAAAGTCTGTTGTCCAATTCCGTGTAATAGTCATTGGTTGTTCCATCATAACCTTCATCCATTAATTCTCTATGGATACCAAAAGAAGCAAAAGTTAATGCTTGGTCTTTACCAAACCAAGAATTCTTTTTCGCCCATTCTTGTGCTTTTGGGTCAGGTTCTTGAGGAGTAGCTACAGCAGGAGATGGTGGTATTACTGTTTCAGTAACAGGTACCTCGGCACCATTTTCCTTTGCTTGTCTTCTCTTCTCACTTACACGACGTAAACTTTCTGCTTCAACAGACAAACGAGATAGTTTCTCATTTGCTGCTATAATCAGATCAGTATCTCCACGATCATAAGCATCCTTATACTCTGCTTTAGCTGAGTCTAATTCTGTCTTAACACGATTATCATACTCAATGAACATAGCACTGTTTGCTGAATCTGCTTTTACTTTTAGTTTAGCATTTTCATCTTGAACTTTTTTAGCCCAAGACAGAGCTTCTTCGTTTTGTCGTTCCGTTTCTCTCAGCTTATAAGTAAGTTTGTTAATTCTTTTCTGAACAGAATCGCTGTATTCTTCTTGTTCAGACTTTTCATCAGAAGCCTCGACTGCTTCGTCATTTTCAACAATATCGACATTTTCTTCATTCTTTTCATCGACAGGAAGTTCTATTTCAACTGTCTCTTCTATGGCAAGATTTTCTTCTTGTTGCATGGTTTCCTCCATGGTGGTTAATAATCGACTGCTTCGGGATCAGGTATTCTCGCTAAAATATCATCATCATTTAATAAACGAAGTTCGCCTCCATCTATCTTGAATCTAGCTCCAGCATACCTGCCAAAAAGCACCCATTCGCCTTCCTTACACCAAGCTCCTTCAGGAAACTTTACAGTATCCTTATAGGCGTCTGGTCCAAGAGAGATAACATATCCTACAACTGAGGATATTGTGTCTTGTTCTATTGTGTTTTTAACTAATTGGATACCACCCTCTGTAACAGAGTTTCTTCCTCTAGGCAGAATTAATACCCTATACCCTGTTGGTTTAGGAAGTAGGTCAGATTGTGATGCGATCTCTTCTGCAGTTTTTTGCTTAGGCATCTCTTCTTCCAACTTTTTGTCAAAGTTTAAAATTTGATCAGGGATATCTTGTTTCTTAGTTGTCAATTTCTTTCTCCATATTTTTTTGCAGGTCTATTATTTCTTGTTCGGCGGAGCGAAGACCTGATATCTCTCCTACGACTCGTTGGTATTGCTCATAGTTAGAAACACTGCCCGAAGACAAAGTCTCTTCTAAACTGCTAATACGCTCTCTGTACTTTTTAAGAAGGTACTCAACAACCCTAATGTAATCCATTAATCAGAGCTGTAAAAATTTAATCCTTTAGTTGCAGCTCCAGTTCCTCTAGTCTTCATGACTTTCTTTTCTGAGTGAAGACCTCCCCCACCGTACTCTTTGTACATGCCACCATCTTTCATCTTGCTAAGTTTTTTGAAATCCTTTCCTTCTAAAACTTTGGGATCCCCAGCCATCGCTGCTATTTTTTTCTGTTTTGGAGAGTAGTCTCCAGATTTTCCTTTTGGCATATTTATCTCCTAAAGATATTTAGTTTTCTTTTTACGATCAGGCATCACTGCACCACAACCTCGATGGAACATACCACCTTCAGCCATTTTGTAGAGACCACCATCTTTTTTCTTAGCAGTTTTTGCTGCGTCTTTAAAGTCTTTTGCCGAAGGAGCACCTTTAGCACCTTTCGGTCTAGATTTTTTACCTTCTGCTTTTTTCTTGTTGATGTTGTAGTAGAGACCTTTTTTCACAGTTCTACCATCCTTAGTTGTATGTGTACCTTTACCCATTATTCACTTGCCTCTTCAGCATCTTTAACTTGTTTTAATATTTCGCTGTATGATTTTTGTGCCTTTAACTCTGCATCAAGACCATCTTTCTCTCTTGCTGCTGCAATTTTCTGTTGAGCTATGTCTTCGTTTTTATCTGCTTTAGCCAAGGCAACTTGTGCGTCCATCTCTGCCTTAGTGAGTTCTGTTTGTGCACGAAGCTGATCAGCTGTTTGTTTTCTTTGTATCTCCATACCCTGTAGTTCTAGCTGTTTAGTAGCTAAGTCTATCTCTGGTTGCTGCTGAGCAATTCTTTGTGCTTCTATTAACGCTTGTTCTTGTCCTGTAATTTCTTGTGTAGCTTGTGCTGCCATCATGGCGATTTGGTTCTGTACTTCCATTGGGACAGGTTGTCCTTCAGGTGGAAGTTGTACACCTTGCTTAGCAAGAAGTTCTTGTATTTGTAATTTATATTTCAGAGCTTGATGTTCTTGTACATGAGCTTGAAGTGCAGGCATAGCTTGTGGATTCTGTTGAACTGCTGGGTTCTGCATATGTGCCATATGTGCTTGTATATGTGCATCATGGTTTTGTTCTATAAATGCTTTTAGTGACATACCCATCATAGCATCTTGATTTTCTTGTATTGGATCTTTAGGTTGTGCGTCGTCTATAGGCATAAGTATTTCGTCGATATTCGATACACCTAAAGCTGTATACATTTTATAGTAAGCCTCTCTCATGTCGTGTAGCTCTGGTGCACTTTGAGCTAACTGTAGCTGTGTTTGTGCGAGAACAACTCTTTGGCTCATGCTAAAAATGTTTGGATCACTTACAGGAATTATGTCTACTTGACCATCAAAATCTTTTGCGTAAATTGTGCGAGAACCACCGACTACATCGTAAGGATATTCTGGCGGAAGTGACTCAGAAAAAACTCTAGCAAGAATCTTGAACTCCATTTTCTGTGCAAAATGTAGACGCTTGTGTATAGCTGACATAATTTTACTGCCACGCTCTAGCATCGCAATCGTTGTACCGACAGGAGCTTCCTGCCCCATGTCGCCAATCTTCATGTCTGCAATATTTGCAAAACGCTGACCACTCTCAACAATCACACCTAATAACTGTGCAAGCACACCACTAGGTTCTTTATAAGGTAGAGGCATAAGGGCATCTCTGATTGTTCCACCTGGAACATCAACATCACGCCACTCTCCTGGCTCTATAGGAGTATCATCGTCACGGATTCGCATCCCTCTAGCCTTAAATCCAGCAGGCAGGTTGCTTAAAGTACCAGCATCGACAAGTTGTCTAAGTATAGACGTTGCCGACTTACTAAGTCCTCCAATCATGTGAATGAGTCCAAAACCATAAAAACCGAGTCCTGGAAGGAACTTATAGTGAACAAAGTACTCTATTTTGCTCTTTAAAGGATCATCTGGGTTGAAGTTTCTACGAATAGAAAGGACTTGATTACTCTCTTTTATGATGGTTACTATATAAGGTAGGGCAATTCCAGTCTCTTCACCCTCAATTGTGTCCTCAAAACCTTCAAGATTGACCTCAACATGCATCTCGAGGACGGTAAATGTCTCTGTAGTAGCTGGTTTTGATACTCCAGTGATATCATCTATCTTCTGTTTGACCCCTGCGAAGTCCTCACTTGAGCCTATTGACGGTTGTCCTATCTCCACATCCCTATATAAACCAGCTTGTTGCATTTTACGGATGTGATTTTCCGACATTTGTATAACATGGGTAGCTCTAGGGCAGTCAATTAGGTCTGTTGTAGCGTATGAGACTATAAGATCTTCAGCCATTATGAATTTACTAACTGCTCGAGCTTTAGAAGGGTCATAAAAGACCTTTTTAAATGCTGAACCAGATAAAGGTAGGTAGAATAACAGTTGATCTAGCTCAGGATCATACTCTTCCATGTTGTATGTTATCTGATAGTTCATGAAATCTTTAACTCTTTGACACTGCTCTTCTTTAGCAGCATCAGAGACACCTAGTATTTGTGATTTAACAGGTCCATCAGAAGGTAATAGTTCTTTATAGGCTTGTGCTTGAAACTGTGCTACAGATTCTGATAAAAGTGGATGATGTACACCACTTGCTCCTGGGAAAGGTTGCGTTCTATCTTCAGTTTTTATTCCAAGAAGATCTAGACCTTTAGTAAATGTTTCTAACCATTCGCGTCTTGACTCTTCGTCTTCTTCAAAATCAGAAATTAAATTTATAGCAAGAGTATTTAGATCTGTCTCATTTATAACTTCAGCTAAGTTCTCGTTGAACTCCTCTACTGGATCTGGAACTATGTCTATAAGTGCTTCGTCTTCTTCACCTTCAATAACAATGTTCTCAGGAAGTATTTCACCCATTTCATCTGGGATCTCAACTTCCATGTCTTCGCCTTGGAGCATGGAATCTAAAATTGTTTTTTCTACTGCCATTATATTTTCAAATCATACGGTATAAAGTCATCAATAGTAAACTCGTTTCCTACGATACCTTGGTTCTTCTTCGTAATCTGTACCAAGCCTAACGAATCCACCTTGTCTAAATCTCATAAGTGCTTGCGTTGTACTGTCGACCAAATCGTCGTGTTCACCGTTAGGAAAATCAGAAACTTCGTCCATTAGTTGTTCCGCCCAGTTGTTTTCTGGCACCCAAACATAACCCCCACTAAATAATGGAGTACATGCATTCAATCTAGCAATCTTATCTTGACCACGACTTGGCGTAAAATTTTGAACAGGAATTCCTAATGCTCTCAGTTCTTGAGTAAGAGGCATCCCTGAAGCTTTGCCTTCGATAATCACACTTTCAGGATCCCACTCTTTATATTGTTCTAATGCTTTCGCCTTGAGTTCAGGGAAAGAAAGCCTCTCGCGAACTGAATCCATTAAAATAACATGTGCTTCATTGCCTGAGTACTCTTCGTCACCTATCTTCCCTTCAGGATAGAACACCCCCCAAGTAGTGATCGCGGAATAATCTGCTCGTTCAGTTTTTAAAAAAGCCGTGTCGTAACTTTGTATCATGTATTCGACCTGTGGTGGACTGTCGCGATCCCAAATTTTAAACCA